GTCTTCATCCATAAGCAAATAATAATGTTTCCCCTGATGCTTGCCGGTATCAATGCAATAGGTGCCAATGGGAAAGTCAGGGCAATCATCTAATAGCTGTTTAAATGCAATATCGCCACCATTGCGCGGGTCAACATCGACGACAACCATTCCTGGCGGGATAACTGTACCGAAAGCTGTTGCCTTGGTATCGTCAATTGACGCAGTAATGTTGCGCCAACGTAGACCGACTTTGGGAGTTTTCCAGCATTTACAATCGGTCTTAAGGTTTAATTCATTAAATTGGCAATTAGACGCATGGCCTGCTACGGCAACATTGCGCAGCGGGAATTTATATAAATTCATGTTTTTAGCTCACTTTTTTATTAAATTATTGACTTTTTTCACTTGGGAGTGGTATTATACACTGTACATTGTCTTTTAGCTCATTCTTTGTACTAAAAATATAAGAAAGGCAGGGGATTTTTCCTTTTGACATTTGGTTTCCGTCCCTGCCTTTTTTCTTTGTTTTCTTTGTCTGAAACTTCTTGACCTCTAAATAGATATGTGATATTATTATCGCAATCACCAGCAATCATTGTAAATTTACCGCCCTTCTTTTTGCTAAAATTTTCTAGGGCGGTGAATTTGCGCCCTTCCTCAAACCAATTTCCTTTTATATTTTTATGGCGCCAATTGTTGCTAATTGTCGGCATCGTGAAAATCTTATATTTTTAAAAAGTACAAATTGAATATATCCGGCCAATAATCGGCAAATAATAACTATATAATTCAATTAGTTATAAAAATTACATTATAATATTGGATTTGTAAGCCGATTTGTAACCGCGTAAGCTATTGATATATATAATTATATATACTATATATTACAAGTTACTATATATATATATATTTAATGTTATAATAGGGTGTAGATAGGGTGTATATGCCATAGAGTATAGGCGAAAAAGTGTAACTCGGTAATAATCATCAATATTTGCTGTGCAATCAATGGTTTACAAGTTGCACGGCTATTTTTAATTTGGTAACATATTATTAAGCTATTGATAAATATATGTTTATTTTTTCAAAGTGTAACATTTTTTAAAATACCAGGCTAATTGCCGAATAAAAATAATCATGCTATGCTATTGAGGATGGCAGAAATTAAAAGAAAACGTGGGCGACCTAGAAAAGATTTTAGCAAGCAACAAGTTGAAATACTGAATAGAATTGCCAAAGGCGAACCCTTGCTTTATATTCTTAAAACTGAGGGTATGCCCTCTGAGAGACAATTTTATTATACTTTATTAAACGACAAACAATATTTGCAGCAGTATCGTGAAGCAAAGCAAGTGCAAGCTCATGCTTACGCTGATAAATCTATAATGATTATTATGGCGACTCATGCGCGGGTTAAGAGTAAGACGGCAGAACGTCAAGAAGTTCAATCGGCTAAAAACATGGCTGATGAGTATAAATGGCAAGCAGGAAAGTTAGCGCCTAAATTGTATGGTAAAATTTCAGAGATTTACAATGAAGAAAATATAGTAGATCAAGAACGAATAATTAAAATTCACAATTATTTAAATGATGACAAATAAAAACATTATTGCAAAAAAAACAGCAGACCTTATCCCCTATGTCAACAATGCTAGACAGCATTCAGATTATCAAATAGGCTTGATTGCAAACAGTATCTCTCAGTTTGGTTTTAATGTTCCCATTATCATTGATAATAAAAATAATATATTGGCGGGACATGGTCGATTGCTAGCAGCGCAAAAATTAAAACTAGAACAAGTGCCTACTATTGAATTATCCCATTTAACCAAGGCGCAAAAAAAATCATTCATTCTTGCAGACAACAAAATATCAGACCATGCAACATGGGATGATGAAATTCTTTTTGCTGAATTTGATACAATCAAAGAATTAGATTTAGATATTAACTTTGCTGATTTTGGCTTTGATGATAAAGAGCCAAAAGATAACGAAAATAGTATGGAAGATTTTAACATGGATGTTTTTAATCTTGTTGTTGAGTTTGAAAACGAAACCGATTTACAAGCGCTATTTAATGAACTTAAAAGAAAAGGGTTTAAATGCCGTCCTCACATTATATAATAAATTCTAAATTTAGCGATAGTTTCCGCTGTCAATCTATAAAGTCTTCCTTTGATTTAAATGAGGATCACTTAAAAAAAGAATTTAATATCAATATTCCTATTGAAGAGCATGACTGGAGCTTAGGGGTTATTTGCGGTGGTTCGGGTACGGGCAAGTCAACGTTGATTAAAAAAGTATTCCCAGATGCGTTTATTTTTTCTGAAAATTCTATGCAATGGAAAGCGCCTTGTTTCATTGATGATTTTAAGTCTGATCTAAGCGTTAAAGACATAACATCGCTTTTGAACAAAGTTGGCTTTTCAATTCCTCATGATTGGATAAAGCCGTACTCTGCATTGTCAACGGGTCAGAAGATGCGTGCTTGCTTGTGTCGTAGTTTGCTAGAACATAATGATATTATTATTTTTGATGAATTTACATCGGTTGTTGATAGGAAAGTGGCAAAGATTTGTTGCATTGCTGTGAGTAAATTTGTAAAAAGAGATAAAAAAAAGTTAATAGTTGTGTCTTGTCATAAAGATATTTTACATTGGTTAGAGCAAGACTGGGTTTATGATACAGATAGTTTTTCTTTTTCCAGGGGGTGTCTTAGGCGAAGACAAGAAAAAATATACATCCGAAAAGCCAAGCGATCAGAGTATGAATTATTTAGGAAACATCATTATATGAGTGCAACGTCTTCACCGGCTGCGGTAGGGTTCATTGCCGAATTAGATAACAAGCCTGTTGCTTATTGCTCAGTTATTTACCAAACGGGAAAGACTAAGAATATATTTAGGTTGCATAGAACAATCACCTTGCCTGATTATCAAGGTATCGGGATTGGTGTTAAGCTAACTAACTTCGTTGCAAAGTTTTACAAGAAACAGGGAAGGCGGCTTACTAGGCGCACTTCACATCCGGCAATTATCAATTATTGTAACAATCATCCTGACTGGAAATTCAAAGGGTTTGTAAAGTTCAGAACGAGTATAGATAAAGGGTTCAAAAATCCGTTCACTGGGTCGGTGAACAGAATAACGGCTGGGTTTGAATATGTCGGCGAACCTTTAGCGTAACCTATTGATTTTATTAGTTATATTTCCTGAAAACCCTCATTTATCCCTTTACAATGGGTTAAAAATGTGATATAGTGATACAGGATTATCTGTAAAGGATAGGAGACAAAATGTACATTTCAATGGGTTGGACGACTCCCGCTTTTTTAGCCGGCGAAAAAACAGAGACGCGGCGTAATTGGAAAGACAAATATGCTAAAAAATTTAAAATAGGCGACTGTGTTGAAGTTTGGGATAAGTCGCCTTGTTGGACAACCCACAAACAAAAACCAATTAAAATTGGTAACTTGATTGTTGTAAGAATTTATAAACAAAAAATAAATAAAAATACTTTTTACAATCGTTCTTATCAAGAAGGTTTTGACTATATGATTAAATTCGATAGTGAAAAAGTTATGACCACCAAACGTGAATGGGATATTCAAAATAATTATTTATGGGTATTAGAATTTAAAAAACTTTAATATTTGAATTGAAACAGTTATCATAAATTTATGATAATTGACGTAAATATTCAGCCACAATTTCAGTCTTTTTTTGATGACAATCTTCGTGAAGTTTCTTGCAAATCCGGCCGGTCGGCGGGTAAAAGTTACGCCGCTGCTGATTGTCATGTTGTCAGAAGTTACAATAATTCAACCCATCGTATTATAGCCTGTGTTCGTGAAATTCAAAAGTCAATTGATAAAAGCGTTTATCCGCTATTGCAAGAACGAATAATTTATTATTATATGCAAAATGATTTTAAATTTTTGCGTGATAAAATTGTAAACATATGGACGAATAATGTTTTTTTATTTTTTGGTTTAAAAGATCAAACGGCAGCTAATAGTTTCAAATCTACTTATGGAATTACTGATTGTTGGGTTGAAGAAGCGCAAAGCTTGTCTCATCAAAGCCTAGATATTTTAGTCCCAACAATTAGAGAACAAGCTAGTCGTATCATATACACTTGGAACACGCCCCGCAATGGGTATTGTGCTATATCTGATCGGTTTGAAAAGGGTGATTTACCGCCAAGGTCGCGTCATTTTTTTGTTTCATGGCAAGATAATAAATATTTATCCGATGATATAAGGCAAATAATTGAATATGATTTTAAAACTGATGAAAAATTAGCGAAGCACATTTGGGGTGGGGAAACTTATCCTATTGGGCATCGTCAAATAGTTTTCCCGCTTGCGTGGATTGAGAAAATTTTTGAGTATTCAAATAAATTGACCGAACAACAAATACAAGAAATGCAACAACGGCTTATTATTGAGGACAAATTTCAGCCCGTATATTTTGCCGGCTTCGACCTTGCGGATCAAGGGGAAGATACAAATGCCGTTGTATTAGTGTCGGGTAATATGGTTCATTTTATTGATGAATGGCGGGCGCAATTTACGGGTGATAGCGTATTCAAAGTTCATAATATTTGCAAGCAAAAGTATGTGCAGCGCGTTGATTATGATGCAACAGGCATGGGGTCAAGTGCGCGGTCTGACTTTGCAAAGTACGCTGATGATTATTCAGCTATCCCATTTATGGCGGGCGGTAGAGCCGAGGGTTATGATAGGCAATGTTTGCGGAACGTTACTAATGGTCAATTTTTTAAAAACAAAAAAGCTCAAGCTTATTGGGCAGTAAGGTTGGCAATGGAGCGTACAATCAAGATGATTGAGGGCGAACCAAATGATAATGTATTTAATTATTATCCTGGCAAGCATTTTTTATTGTTTTCAAAAGATGTTATGACCCATTGCGGCGATAAATTAAAACAAGAATTATTGCAAATAGAATATCAACATGACGAAGGTAAATTATCTATTGATAAGAAGCCTAATAATAATAAATCGCCAAACCTTGTGGACGCGCTTATAATGGCATATAGTTACAGAATTGATAACGGGTTGAGATTATGACGGTAAATAAAGAAAATTCATCTGACAAAATTTTATCATTAGAAGATAGCATTTTAGAGCAACAAAACATAAGGGCGCAATTAAGCAACAATGCCCAAACAATAAATGCTATTCGTAATAGAGGCGGGCAAAGGGATCGGGCTTTCGGGTCT